TCCAATGGGGACGTTAGGATTGTATGGATCCGGACCAGGTCCAATGGGGACGTTAGGATTGTATGGATCCGGACCAGGTCCAATGGGGACGTTAGGATTGTATGGATCCGGACCAGGTCCAATGGGGACGTTAGGATTGTATGGATCCGGACCAGGTCCAATGGGGGTGTAAGGATCCATATAAGGATCGTTGCGGCGACGACGAGATCTTTTTTTAAGGAATGACGGTGTGCTTCTTTTGAACACATTACCAAAACGAACTTTGTTGGTCTGGGCAGAGTTACTTCTGTTCAAAAATTTCGGTCTAGTTTGACTCTTAAATATGCTTTCATTCGGAAAGTTTACCTTGGTGTTCCGGTTGTTCTTAGTGTTCCCGACGTTCCCATTGTTGCGGTTGTTACTGACTTTCCCAGTGTTCCCATTGTTCCGGTTGTTACCGACGTTCCCAGTGTTCCCAGTGTTCCGGTTGTTACCGACGTTCCCAGTGTTGTTCCGGTTGTTACCGACGTTCCCAGTGTTGTTCCGGTTGTTCTTAATGTTCCCGGCGTTCCTAGTGTTGTTCCGGTTGTTCCCGGCGTTCCCGTTGTTCCCATTTCCCTTCACAGTGTCATTACCAAAGTTGCTCAGATTGTTCCTCTTTTCAGAGGTGTTCATGGCAGAGTTCAGGTCATTTCTATTGTCAATAACCTTCTTCGTGATGACACGTTTCCTAGAAATTTTGATTGGCTCCGCAATCTTCAAGTGTCTCAATCTTTTCCCTATGGCTGTGATCAAGTCCCCCTTGGATTTCTTATCGACATCGTCGAGTTTCACCTTACGGGCAAGTCTCTTTATTTCACTCAATTTTGTCGATGAGTCGAAGAGCTTCTCAAAATCTCTGACAGATAAAGGGGATTTACGATCTGTCATGTACGTCTTCTCCCTGTTCAGGATCAGAGGAGGAAGAGGTAATTTTTCATCCTGTATATTTTTATACACCTGACAAATTTCATCTTTTGTCAGTTTAATATTCTCTCCGGTATTTAGTTTTATCAACTTACGAAGAGTGGTGAGATCAGCATCTGGATCACACGCATCTATCATATATATTAAACTGACAAAAAAGTACTAATTTATAAATTTAAAACCTACGTTGAATAATTTGATCTTTTCTTCGTAACTCATATTGAAGTCAAAAATATTTGTATCACCTATGTTTATTTCCAGTTCTTCTATGGGTGTATTATAACGTTCTCTATTTGCTAGTGCAGAACGAACCAGTGTCTCTACGAAATGTTTTGGGGTGTTAATATCTTCCTGGTATATTTGGTTTGTTCTTATTTTCAGGCATGTCACTTCGTGTGGCTTTTTATCTAAGAATGGGGTCAGTGGATACTCTTCTTTCATGCCACCATCTACATACGTCTTATCCATGTATGTTCCACATGAAAATATGAACGGGACAGCCATAGACATGCACACGGCGTCTATCACTTTCATATCCGGGTGTGTATCTTTGGAAAAGTAAACTGTTTCTGAACTGTTCAGACAAAATGCGGATATGTATATTTTCATGTCTATGTCACTAAAGGTGGGATCCGAACCACAAATATCAACCAACTTCTTCCGTATTGGATTGATGTCTACAAAACCAAACTTAGTGAAAAATGAACCCAACTTTATTTTGAAAAAATTTGATATGTTAATAGACACAGCGGTGTTTAATATTTCATCTACTGACATACCAACAGCTAAAAATAGTGCCAATATGGAACCAGCCGACGACCCAGATATTTCCTGAACATCGACGAGTTCAGATTCTCTCGCTTTGAGTCCACCTATGAGGGCGAATATACCCATGGAAGCTGGACCCAATATGAGATATTTCATCTTCCTACTTAGTAGAACTGAGGAAATTGGCGCCGTAATGTCGCGAAGACAATCGCATATACGATGGAGTGCACCAAAGCGGATGTCACGCTCGTCTGACCGGAGCGGAAGACTCCCTTGCTCCCGGGAGGTAAAGTAAGGAGAAGACCGGGGCTCAGGGCCAGGAACAGGGCCGTGCTCACCAACAGATCCGTCTTCGTGAGAACCAAGCCCATGTATTTGGCTATGAGACTGTAGACGATGAAGAAGACGAGGGCGTGGAAAAATATGGCAGTCTTGTTTGTCTTTTGATTTGTAAACGACACCTTTTCCCCGTCTGTGGTGAGAAGCACCCCGGGGCTCAGGGTTAAAAAAAGTGCGGCTGGGATGGCTACCCGCTGAGCGGTGAGGTTCGAAAGCATGTTAATATACGCTCATATAATTTTTAGCGAAATCGAGAAAGTGGAAGAACGAAGCACCCCTCATCATCTCCTCATGAAGGCCGTTGTCATTAACAGTTCGCCTGACATGCTTCCAGACGTGGTAAAGACGATCCTCATACCACCTGCCCTGTTCTTCGTATTCCCATGTCACCTTTTCTATGTAGGATTCGTGATCCTTGAAACAGAATTCAACAAAATCACAAAACTCTCCTGAATGTTCGATAGACGCGTCATACAGAAGGGTTTGAATGGTGTTCCACATTCTATGGAGTTCATCTGAGTATTCGACTTCCCAGTCTTCAATATTCAGAGGAGTGTCTTCATGAAATTCATCATCATCACTGGCGTCGTGATCAAAGCCGTTGTTCGCTTCGTATACGTATTGACTCCAGACCATGATGATCAGTTACTTACTTCTTTGGGGGGCTTATCTTTTATACCTGTTAATGAGAGTGAAGTTGATTCCTTCGTCTTGAGATTATCCTTGATTGCATTTAAAGCTCCTTCGACCTTAGCTTCATCACCTGCAAAGAAAGTCATGAGACCTGCTGAGATGGCTTCCTTGTTCATCGTGCCCTTACGCACGGATTTACGAATGCTAATTTTACCTTTCCTGAGGTTAATGGTATCAATACCCTGATCAACCATATGCTTCTTCACAGACTCCTTGAGGCGCTTCTCCTCCTGGTTGAGAATTTTGATATCAGATTTCGCATCAGAAAGTTGCTTTGTAAGTTCTACAAGCTTAGATACAGTTTCAGAGAGCTCATTAGAGACGTTTGCCATTATTAATTAATAGTAATATCCTAATCTTTAAGCTTAGGCGCACAGACCACGCTGCATGAGGTCAGGGGTGATCGTGGAGTTGTTCCACACGTAGGGGTCCTTGGGGTTAGGGGGATCCTTGCGAATCTGCTGGTTCGCGTTGCGAAGGGCACCGCCGACAGTCTCGGGTAAGCCAATCTGCTGACGGGGATCGAGGAAGTTCTGACCAGCGAGGACATCCTCGGGCGCGAACTGACCAAAGTCCTCCTCGGAGGCGATCTCACGGGGGAGGAGGGAGGAGGCGAGGCCCGTGCCCTGGTTCATGCCGCAAGTGGCGGGACCAGCGGCGGGACCAGCAGCAGGGCCGGCGGCGGGGCCAGAGCTGAAGGGCGCATACTGACGCTCTGTGATGGTGTAAGAGGATTTGGAGTTCAAGTTGCACAGGAGGAAGATAAGGACAGCCACGGCGACCAACATCATAATGTTTTGGTTGCGACCTTTCAACATCTTTTATATATAATTAACAAATTTTTTTATTGCTCGTCATCATCGACAAAAGCATACTGGTCTGGGTAAGTATCGAGGACTGGCTCGGGATGGAGCCTGACCTGGACAAGATTCCAAGTGCAGGCAAAAGTTTTCTTGGCGAACCAAAGTCCGGAAAATTCCAGAATGACATCACAGGCCTGATCCTTCTGGAGAGTCTCAAAATCAACAGCCTGCTGCTGAGAGTCGAAAACCTTAGTCACCTCAATCCTGTCGCAGCTGAGCTGGTTATCCACCACGCTGGGTGTATACGCTCCCCTGATGACACCCTCGGAGAGCTCCTTACCGAACCACGCTGTGGAGTTCTCTTGGGCGGCCTCGACGTTCTTGGCGTCGATGGCGCTGACCTTCTCGATGTTCGAGTCAGACACGAGATCTAGAACAACCTCATCGGAGATGTCAGAGATCTTGACACCGTTCATCTGAATGAGAACCTTGCGCTTGTTGTCGTTGAGAACCTTCACGAAACGAAGACCGTCATCGCCCTTGGTGAGAGTATCGAAAAGCATTTTATACTGTACTTGAGATCTATTTCTTTAAACCAACAAATGGTATAGCGGCAGCCTTGTTTACGACCGCATTTGGAACCCACTTGTTTCTCCTGGGATTATGACCATACAATGTCTTACTCACATTTAAATTCTTTGGAATACTCTTTGCATTTTTCGTTCTAAGATTCATCTCATTTTTCACGTATGAATTGTTAGTGACGTTCTTCCACCTGAGGGATTCAAGGTTGAACCGTTTGTTTCCTGATGTATTCTCATATCCACCGACTTTCATCTTATTGGAAGAGGTTTTCAGTCCGTGCACAAACTGCTTCGAGAGACGTTCATCCGAAGGTTCCGACGTATATTGTTTATACTTGTTGGGGTTTATCTTCGCCGCCCTGGACATCGAAACCTTGCCATCTTTCCTCGTGACCGGTCGTTTTTTCACGATTTTACTCCTGACACGGCGGAATACGGTCTCTATAGAGTCACCGGCTTTGATATTTTTGACGAAGAGTTTGGAAAGTTTCACCAGCCTCTGACGATCCTTCTCCTTCTTCTCCGGTCTCAACTTCAATTTGTGCATCAAGTAAATGTCTTCGATGAGAAACTCTTTACTCGAGACGAAAACCTTCTTATTCGTCACGAGCTTGCCTGTATCCACGTTACGGTATGTCACACCTCGTCGTCTCGTGAGAACGACTTCATACCCAAATTCCTTTGGACGCATGAAGGGTATATCTAAGATACCACCGACAGTGGTGTTCTCAACTTTACCCGTCTTGGTGGAGAAGTATCTTATGTTGAGATCGAGTGCAAACAGTTCAACGTCGATGAATACATCCCCCTTGCTCGGCTTGTCATCCTTTCTCACCTTCTTCTTCTTGATAAGTGTGTATCGCCTGGTCACGTATGGACCCTTCGTGCTGAAGTTTATACCCAAAAACTTAAAAATCTTGGAATACCTTTTACGCATGGATAGCAGCCTGTTTTTGACGCGTAAGTTTAGTTTTTGAGCCGTCTGTCCGAGTTTATCCCAGAGGATAAGTTTCGTCGCTTGCAGTTTACCAAAAAACTTTGGGTCGACAGTCATACGAGGAACGAACTTCGCGTCTATGTCACTCGTGACGATCCTCTCTTCATAGTCGGTGTGTATATTAAACGCCTCACCCCCACTGATTACCAAATCACCCATACCCTTCATGTGATCCGTGAGTTCACCGATGGTTTGAAGAATGATGTCGCGTATACTATCCGTGATCAGCACATACATGAACTTCTCGAAAGACTTTGTTGAGTGGTTCGTGTGCGCACGAGCCCTGAATTTACCCACATCCCTCTGAAGATTACGATCGAAATACTTTTTCATTTTTGGATCCCTGAAGAGGAGGTGCTCATTCAGGAATTTATCCATGGCTGACTTTGAATAAATATGTTCGTCCATTAATATATTGGGATATAATAATATGGTCTGCAACGTTATAGACGAGTGTAGATGTTACCAGCTGAGAGGCAATCCAAATCAGTTCTGTGGGGTGCGTCGAGGTGACAGGGTCCTCCGATGTCCAGAGGATTGTTGCTTCGGTGGCTGCGTCTCCGATGGCTCGAGACCCCCATTCAGATACTTAGACGTCCCTGATATCGTCGACACGAAACCCCTGAAAGCACCAGATCGGGAGAAGGCTTTTAACTACATTTTACGGGTGTTCATATGCTTCTGTTTCATCATAATCATAGACTTAAAGATTAGGGGGGTAAGAAAGATATAATGTCTCTTGAAACCATCCAGACCGAACTCGCCGCCCTTCGTAACGACGTGAAGAACCTCACTAAGCTCATTCGTAAGGTCAAGAACACCCAGGAAGATCCTGACGGTGAGAAGGCCAAGAAGCGCGCGGAGAACAACGGATTCAATCGCAAGCAGGAAATTACACCTAAGTTGCGCGAATTCATTGGTATTGCCGATGGTGAGCTCGTCTCTCGTTCTGAGGTGACCAAGTTCATCAACAAGTATATCACTGACAAGGGTCTTAAGCATCCCGAGAACGGTCGTCAGATTATCCTCGACGACAAGCTCCGCGATCTCCTCTCTCCTCCCGAGGGCGTCGTCGTCACCTACCTTAACCTTCAGAAGTATCTCTCTCCTCACTACCTCAAGAAGGCTTAAAAAATAAAAACATATATTACATAACAACATGGTGACCTTCATTGAAAAGGCACAGATTGAAGAAGTTGTTGGTACAAAAATAAAAAACCTAGGTTTGTACCAAAAAGCTTTTACGCATAAGTCCGCTCTTAAGGAGTATGAAAATCTTACCGAGTCTTTTGAAACTCTTGAATTTATTGGTGATTCCGTGTTAGGATTTGTCATCACCAAATTTTTGTTTGATCGATATGAAAATAAGCAAGAAGGTTTCCTCACGAAAGCTCGCACAAAGCTCGTTCGTGGTGAAACACTGGCCCACATAGCAAACTATCTGGGTCTCAACAAGTATGTCATCATGGATGAGAAGGGTATGCGAAACTCGTGGAACAACAATACGAAGATTCTCGAAGATGTCTTTGAGGCTCTCATCGGGGCGATCTATATGGATATTGGACTGATTCACGCCAAAGAATTCATCCTACGAATCTATCAGAATCCCCAAATCATAGACATGAACATGATCATGGTTGATGACAATTACAAGGATCATCTCATGCGATACTGCCAAGTCAACGGTTGGGAACTACCAGAATATAGGGTAGCTGGTCACGAAGAGGGTGTATTCTACATCGACATCTATGTGCAGAATGCATTTTTCGCCCGTGGTGTCGCGAGAAGTAAGAAGCAGGCGGAACAGAACGCCGCCAGGAGTTATTTTGAGATGGTGGGAACATATTGTAAGTATGATTTCACCTAAGTCGAGCTTAAAAAATAGAAAATAGAACTATTTAATATGCACCCATATGTTAAAGAGTTGATCGAGCGGGAGTATGCCCCGCAGAAGTCAGAGGAGTGGCTCGCTCTCCGTGGTCAGATGCTGACAGCGAGTGACGCAGCCACGGCCATCGGCAAGAATCCTTATCAGACCCCTGATGACCTCCTCCTCAAAAAGTGTGGTTTGGGTGAAAAATTTACCGGAAACGCCGCCACGAAGCACGGTGAAAAGTATGAGGATGAGGCCCGTATCCTCTATGAGGAGAGGCATGGTGAGAAGGTTCATGAGATTGGCCTCGTCCCCCACCCCGAGCACAAGTGGCTGGGAGGAAGTCCCGATGGTGTCTCCGAGTCTGGAAAATTAGTAGAAATCAAGTGCCCTCCCCAGCGTAAAATTATTCCCGGTCAGGTTCCGGAACACTACATGCCTCAGCTTCAACTCTGTATGGAGATCTTGGATCTCGAAGAGGCTGACTTCATCCAATACAAGCCGGCAGAGACAAACTGGCCCCTCCCCGAAGAGTTTGACGTCGTCAATGTTAAGAGGGATCGAGAGTGGTGGAAAACCTACCTTCCGATCATGAGAGAATTTTGGGAAAAGGTTCTCTATTTTAGGGAACATAAAAATGAACTTCCTCCACCTAAGTTGAAGAAAACTCGTAAAAAAAAGGAAAAGGAACCAGTCCAGTGTGAAGTGCACCATTTATCTGACGAAGATCCATACGAAGATGACTAGTGCACAGTATAAACTGGCAATAAATACCATTAACACCCGTCTCTACATACCCTATCAACGAGACGGTGTCCAATGGATGCTTGGTATGGAAAACCAGGAATCTGGACCTAAAGGTGGTTTTTTATGTGACGAAATGGGTCTGGGTAAGACGGTGCAGTTGATTTCTACGATTCTCGGAAATCCTAAACAACGCACCTTAATCGTCGTACCCAAATCTATTATCACCCAATGGGTTGAAGAAATCAAGCGCTTCGCCCCCACTATTGAAGTTCGAGTATTCGATGGCCCCAAACGAGATCTCGATTGGGAACTTCTCACAACCCCGGGCAAATGCTCTGTTACGATCGCACCGTATACATTACTCACTGTGCATGGTGGTAAAGAAGATGCGAGAACCCCTCTACACAATTGTCGCTGGAATCGAGTCATTCTCGATGAAGCCCACGAAATCAGGAACAAACGTTCCAAGATTTTCAAGAATGTTTGCCGTCTGAAGACTACCATCAAGTGGATTGTGACGGGGACCCCAGTGTTCAACTCGATGGAAGACTTTGTGTCCCTCTGCGCGTTCTTGGGTCTTTCAAAGAATTTCGTGCAAGGAAGATCGAAGGAGATCAAGGATGTCTACATTCTCCGACGCACCAAAGAGGACCTCGTCAAGCTCAACGAACGTCTCAGACTTCCTCCATGCACGTTTGACAACGTCGAGCTTGACATGTTTGAAGAAGAAAAGTCCCTCTATGAATTTGTGTTCTTGGAGGCGCAGGGTATCATCCAAGACGCGTTCAGGGGCCCTGTCCAAAGCTTGAGCTCGAAGAACATGATCATTCTCGAGTGTCTTTTGAGAGCGAGACAGTGTATGATCTGGCCTCAGATGTACTTGGATGGCGTCGCGCAAAAAAATGAGACTGAAGCCACCAAGTGGACCGGCAGGTCAAACAAGATGGAGACTCTTTTCAAGATGATCGCCGAACACCCGGATGAAAAGACACTCATCTTCTGCCAGTTCAGGGGTGAGATGAACTATATTCAGTCCCAGGTGACGTGTCCAGTGTTCAGAATCGACGGATCCGTCTCCAAAGAGATGCGCACTCAACAGATCGAGGGTTTCAAAAAGGCTAGACCAGGCGCAGTCTTCATCATCCAAATTAAGAGTGGGGGTCAGGGTCTCAACCTCCAAGAAGCCACCAGGGTCTACATCACAGCCCCTGCTTGGAATCCAGCGACGGAACTGCAGGCGATTGGTCGAAGTCACCGCATGGGTCAGACGCAGGCTGTTCACGTTAAAAAGCTGGTCTACAAGGAATGTCCCAGATTTGTGAGTGTTGAAGAAGAAATGATGGCTCTCCAAGGTCACAAGTCCCTGGTTTGTTCGGAAGTCTTGAACGACGATCGAATTAAATCACAAATTCCTGTCAACAGGACAACGGATAAGATTTCAATCTTGGACATTAAAAAAATTTTCCGCGCTTAATATAAATGACTGTTGGTTCTCGCGCTGAAGTTTTCCATGGTAACGCTACCCAGACCTCCGGTGGCCTGCGTAAAAGTGATCTCAAGATGAAGGATGGCCGCATCATCTCGAAGGCGGCGAGCAAGGCGGCGAAGAAGTCCCTGAAGAAGAACCCCACCTTTCGGGCGTTCATCATGATCGCCAAGGAGAAGGCGGAGAAGAAGGACCATTTCTGCCTTGTTCCCAAGAAGGGCTCCAAATCCTACAAAAAAATAATCAAGGATAATAAGTAAGAATGACTCTCTCTAAATGGGAAGACTCTGTGAAGGTTGCTAAAATTAAATTAGGCATAGACCCAAAGAAGTTTACCAGGGTTCAGGGTAAACTGCTTAAGGAGGCGCAAAAGGTGTATAGTATTCTTTTGTTAAATAAATCTAAATCTTAAATTGAAACCCCTTCAAGTTCTGAGGCTCATAGACGATGAGCTGTTGAAGTTTCCACGTGCATCCAAACTTCCTGTTCAAGAAATACACACTGCCAAGCTCGACAATGGCATGCCCCGAGTTTCTTGAATACAGTCCATTCTCCACCGTGTCGCGTAGAGGGTTTTTATCAGCGTCGAAAACGTTCGCCTTGATTTGATCCTCTACCGTTGTGTCAACTTTGACGCGAAACTTTGGTTCACGGTCCGTAGACTCCTTGACGTTCGAATTGAACATGGGTAAAAGTTCTTCACGGGTCATGGGGCTTCCAAAGATGGTTTCACTCTGAGTCACCACCGCGTCGATGATCATGTTCTCGAGGGTTCGTAGAGAATCGTAAAACTTTTTCATGTAGCTTCCCTCCTCGTCATACCCTTTGATGGCAAAGTCGATATTGTATTTTGTTGGACCAATTTCTGGGACGAAACCCGAAACACCAAAGGGCATATACATACGAGGAAACTGAATCTTCAGAGGGGTTCCCTGCTTCGTAGAGATGACGATCCTTCGGTTATTATATTCATTAATCTGAATATTTTCAATCGCTTTGTCCATGAGTTCTGTACTCATTATACAACTCAAAACTTTAAGCTGAACACGCGACACAGTCAGGTTCAAGGCTGAACTGGATAGGACGCGCCTTGGCCTTTGAACGGAGGTAGTACATTCCAGTTTTGAGACCCGCCTTCCACGCATACATATGCATGGAGGAGAGCTTCGATAGGGTTGGACTTTCCATGAACAAGTTCATAGATTGTGATTGATCGATAAAACGACCCCTGTCCGCTGCCATATCGATAATACATTTCTGACTAATTTCCCACACAGTCTTGTAAAGATTCTTAATAGCATCTGGAATGTCCATGATATTCTGAATGGAACCACCAGCTTTAACCATGAGGTCTTTCATTTCCTTGGACCAGAGACCGACACGTTTCAGGTCATTAACGAGATGTTTGTTGACCACGACAAATTCACCAGCGAGTGTGCGCCTCAGGTAAATGTTCGTCGTGTATGGCTCGAAGCACTCGTTGTTTCCCAGAATCTGGGCGGTCGACGCGGTTGGCATGGGGGCCATGAGAAGACTGTTCCGGAGACCCTTTGTTTTGACTCGTTCACGCATGGCATCCCAGTCGTATCTTCCACTGAATTTCACTTCACCATCCCACATATCTGGCTGAAGGATACCCTCAGAGGCTGGGGAACCCTCGAAGGATTCGTAGGATCCCTCAACTTCAGCGAGTTCAGAACTGGCCTCCAGAGCCGCGTGATACATCGTCTCGAAGATGTGCGCGTTCAGGGTTCTCGACTCCTCGGAATCGAAGGGGAGACCACAGAGGATAAACACATCAGCGAGACCCTGGACACCGAGTCCAATAGGTCTATGTTTCATGTTGGATCGACGAGCCGTCTCGACCGGGTAAAAGTTGCGATCGATGACTCGATTCAAGTTTTTAGTGACAATCTTCGTCACCTCATGCAGCTTCTGGAAATCAAACGTCTTCTGGTCCTTGTCGACATACTTGGGAAGAGCGATGGAGGCGAGGTTGCACACCGAAGTCTCGTCTTTGTTGGTGTATTCCAAAATCTCCGTGCAGAGATTGGAACTCTTGATGACACCCAAGTTCTTTTGGTTCGATTTGGTGTTGCACGCATCCTTGTAAAGCATGTATGGCGTGCCAGTCTCAGTTTGACTTTTGAGAATAGCCTTCCACACGTCAGTGGCTGGAAGTGTCACGTTGGCGAGACCCTCCTCTTCATACTTTGTATACAACTCTTCAAACTCCTTACCGTATACATCAGAGAGACCCTTCGCCCTGTCCGGACAGAAGAGAGACCACGTGCCACCCTCCTCGACCCTCTTCATGAAGAGGTCAGGGATCCACATGGCCGTGAAGAGATCCCTACAACGCGCTTCCTCGTCACCTTGGTTGAGGCGAAGCTCGAGAAACTCTAAAATGTCGGGGTGCCAGGGTTCGAGGTAGACCGCGATGCTACCCTTACGCCGACCGGCCTGGTTGACGTAGCGAGCAGTCGCGTTGAATACGCGGAGCATAGGGATAATACCATCAGACTGACCGTTTGTGCCCCTAATACGAGACTTGTTTGCTCGAATATTGTGAATATGGAGCCCGATCCCACCTGCCCACTTACTAATTTGGGCACACTCTGTGAGCGTCCCGTAAATACCATCGATGGAATCATCCTTCCCAGCGATGAGGAAGCACGAAGACATCTGGGGTCTGGGTGTTCCAGCGTTGAAAAGAGTTGGCGTCGCGTGAATGAAGTATCCTTGTGACATTTTGTCATAGGTTTCAATAACTGCTGGGATATCTTTACCATGAATACCGATGGAAACCCTCATGAACATATATTGTGGAGTCTCGATGAGCTTCCCATTTACCCTTTGAAGGTAGCTCTTCTCGAGTGTTTTGAGACCAAAGTATCCGAATTCAAAATCTCGGTCGGTCTTGATGTGATCCTTTACTTGTTGGGCGACCTCAACGACTTCGTCGGTGATGACACCACCTTTTTGTAGTTTTCTCATAGCGAGGTGAAAGTTGTTCGGACAAACCTTTTGAATGTTACTGGCGATGATACGGGTGGCCAAAATTTCATAATCGGGATCTGCGGTGATCATACCAACACAGATTTCAGCGGAGAGTATGTCAATTTCCTGGGTGGTGATATTGTCATACATCGAAGAAAAGACCTGCTGAGCAACTTTAGAGGAATCACAATTTTCAGAGAGTCCATACGTTAAATTCTTGATCCTATTGGTGACGTTATCAAATCTCATATCCTCAATACGACCTGAGCGTTTAATGACCCTCATATACCTAATGTTCAAATTTTATTTTTAAACTACTTCGTGCACTTCTCAAGATCACCGCTTCGCACCGTCGCGGGACCCAACGTCTCGAACTTCCTGTCGGGTTGGGTGAGGTAGGTGTTCACGTAGAAAGGACCGTTCTGTCCAGGCTTGGCTACAGGAGCATACGACCCAACGAAGCAGGCTGGGGGTTTGCAAGGGATCTCCTCAACATTGTTCGGCTTCGAGTCATAATCTTTAAAGTCAGCGGGATTCAGCATTTAATATTTACAGATGTTTTTTTTTCGTCTATTATATTAAATGTGTGACAACTTACACCTTGATTCTCTGAAACAGTGTGAGACCCCCCTCAACAAGCTGTTCTTTTCTCCTTACAACAAAGACCTGATTCAACGTGGTATCCGTCAGACGTTCAAGAACAGGACTGGCATCGCCATCGACTATCAAAACCCGGATGATCTGTATGGCATCATGAGAGCCGTGTTCATCAGCAACTCTGGCGACCACTACAACAACATCAACAACCAGGTGAGGGACATGAACGTTCGTGTCATAGACACCTCTCTGGGTCAAATTCAAACCGGTGTGTCTCAGTTCATGACCTACGCCGAAGAGATTGATACGATCAGCCAGCCCATGGATAGGCCAGTCAATACCAGCACCGTTGGGAAAAAGTTACCCCGTAATAAAGTGGGAATCAATTAAAGATTACACCCGAATAGTGAATAAGCACATATGAGTCTTAACTATTATAAATGCGAAACTGAGAAGGTCTGTAAGCAGAAGGGGTGGGACAGGGCCGCAGTAGATACGGTCTGGCTTTTGCTGACGGAGGAGGTTGGAGAGTTGGCATCAGCGATCCGTCAGTATAAGAAGACATTCAAGAAGACAAACTTGAAGAAGGAGAGGGGGACAGACGTGATGATGGAGATGGGTGATGTCTTCAGTTACTTATTTCAACTGGCGCACATGCTCAATGTAGATCTGGACAAGATGTGGAAAGAGCATCAATCTAAAATGCACGACAAAAAATATAATCTGAAGTAATAACAAGAATGAGTGATTTTATGCTCAGCGATAAACATTCTATGGACAAGGTGAATCCATTTGTCGTACACGAATTCTCCCTTCCAGGAGGAATACGAGAAACGGACAGAACAGAGATTAAGGAATATTTTACTCGAGATTCGATCACTCGTAAGCGACCCACCGACAGGGAGCAGAGGCTCTTAGATAAGATCGGTGTGCATGAGATTCATAAGACGACGAAGAGTCCCTTCTGCGACACCAATCTCTGCGCGAAGCAGAATACTCAAAACGTCATGAACAGGGAAATTCATCCCAGACGCAACATCGACTACGGGGTTTCTTGTAAGAAACCTAAGGTTGTTAGTGTAGGTGTTTCAAACCAAAAGAAGCACAGAACCCCCGATTCCGTCAAAGTTGCCGTGGTAGTCCTCATTATTCTGATGTTAGTTTATGCATTACGGAGATGAAGTAAAGCAAGCGCTTTTTTGATATACACGTCTGCACGACACCGGGGATATACTTCTTTGAAAACTTTGTGATGAAATCCACTTGCCAAGCACTTTCCATATCAATGCGAGGTGGCTGGAATGTCGGATCCAGAATTTTAACAGAGTTGATCAACCTGACGTAGAAGCGAGGATCGTGCTTCGAGTATAGTATTTGGTCGAGATACAGTTCAGCCATACGCTGAAGCACCTCTACAGTCTTTACAACCATGACATCTAGAAATTTGTAGTAATCCACGGGCGAACTAGACTTCCATGAAATCTTGGTCCAATCTCCGATAGGCTCGGTGTTTATGTAGTCAGTGTAAGCATCGTATTCCTTACGTTTGCTGTTCCACTTCTTGTAGACGATTTCAACATAGTGAAGGTCAGACTCGATATCATGGACAAATAGAGCAGATGAAAGATTGTTTAAAGACATGTGTTATATAAGGAGTTCTTGTCTCTAAGTAAAAAAATATTTTGATATATAAATGACTGCGGTCGTCATTGCTGCCGGTGTGTGCTGCTCGTTGTGTTGTAGTTCACCACTTACGGCGGGGTTCCTCGCGCCACGGGGGACGAATGACTTTACAGCGAGACTCAAAAAAGTTTTGCCAAAGACCGCGGCCGATTTTATTCCGGACAATCCAGCCGGGACCGTGGATGATGAATACGATCCACTGCAGGACGAGGAAGATGAATTGCAGGCCTATAGGAGCGAGTTGTCAGCACTGTATAATGAAGATGAGGCCCAACAAGCTATTTTTGATTTGGCGGAACAGAATCAGTCTGAAGACATGGCCGACTTGGTTCGACTTCAAAGGAAAAAGATATTCTATGAAGATGAAAGAAGCACTCCCTGTTCCACGAACATCCATGACCTCACGATGAAAATTGATTGTGGTAAGAACGCGATCAAACAGTTTAAATTATCACAGTGTGGTGGGGGGTTGTATAAATATGACTATACCTGCCTCGGTGGAATTAACGCGGAGGTGTCTTTGGAGACTTTCAAAACACCGGAGGTGTCGAGGGCCTCTTTAGGTGAAAAAATCATGGACGTTCCGATAGATTTGAGAACCATTTACCGTCACAATGTTCGTTGTGACATCGGTGGAATCAGGGGTGCGAATGAAACGACAAAAGTCATGACTGAAAGTAAGGGTGACACCCCGATCAGTCAGTTCAGATATAACTACACTGTCAACCCTGCAAATAAAAATATGAACACCACACAATACTTTTACAAATGTTTGGACACCTTGACGAGTGGTGAATGTCAGAATTATGAAACGATCACCGGTGCCCTCAAACCCGAAGACCTCGTGTCCGATAGTGTGATGGGACTTCAAGCGTTTGATGTCAAGTGTCCAGGTAAGAATCAGGTGTTGACTCGATTTCAATTAAAGGCCGGTGGAACCGCGGTCGATGGCACAGAAATTCCACCCTTTCCTGATAGAGAGAGAAATGGAATGTATCGCTACGATTACACATGTTGCAAAATGGACACCTAAGTTGACCTCATACATTTGAAAATTTATGTTTAAAAATGTATTCGTCCATAGCGAATAACAGTTTTTCATACCTTCTCACTCTGGATGAGATTCGTAAGAGCCTTCCCGATGATCTTCGCCCTTCGTGGGTGAAGATTACTACCATCACTATGGTATCCAGCTTTATGCAGGACATTGATATAAAGAAGCTCAGGGAAGGCTTTGAATCAACCGGTTCGTATAAGTTGCGAAAAGAAGATTCCACTGTCGGTGGCTTTGAATGGAAACTCAAGCCAACCACGTTCTACAATCAGATTACCCTGACCTATCATGACACGTATAGCACGAAGTCTGTCAAGGTGTTTCCAAATGGGAGTATTCAAGTCGCTGGTTGCTGTGATCTTTTTGATTGTAAGCGCATCATCACTCAGTTGAAACACATTTTCAAAAAGTTTTTGACTGTAGACATCGACATCCCAGAAGAGTCTTTCCGGGTTGTGATGATCAACTCGAACTTCAGTCTGAACTATAATGTCAATCTGATCAAGGTTGCGAGTTGGTTTGAAGAGTATGATGACATTTTCAAGGTGTCCTTCGAGCCTGATCGGTATTCAGCTGTGAAGATCAAATTCAAACCTTCAGAGGATATGAAGGAAATCACCTGCAGTATCTTCAGCACCGGAAAGATCATCATCACTGGAGCCGAAACCCTAAAAGAGATCGCATTCGCTTACAACGTCATTAACCAGCACATTAACGAGAACCCCCAGATTCGAGTTTCACGCACAGAGGATACGGATGTTTTTGACATTTACCTCGGATACCGTTGTGATCCCATGGTAAAACACCTTCGAGAAAAGGGGTTTAACTCTTGGATGAAGACTGTTACCAATCGCCGAATTAATTTCTAAATTTATATTAACAAAATGTCTCAGCGACTTGGAATGGCGGATGGCAGGTGCTTTACCGTGAATACCTCAGCCCAGTTACTCAACAACCACATCATGAAGAAAAATGGAATTACCTTCGAGGATAACTACTCGTTTAGGCAGCTTCTTCAAAAGCAGGGTCCCAAGATCATGGACGCCGTGCAGGCCGAGCAGGGCAC